TTTTTGCCTAGTTATCTAACAAGGACACATCTATCTCATGGAACTCACCAAACAATATCTTAAAGAATGGGAGGCTAATAGCTAACCCCTCAAACCCTGTCATTATAGTTCTACGTGTTCCTTCCTCATCCTCTGAATCTACAATGTAACATGTTTCAGTAGCATTCTCAATATCAATACCAATACCTAACCTCATCTGCATAGAGAACTGCATGTTAATACCCGTCCCTTGCATCTTCCCACTTCGTCTTGGCGATGATGTAATTCTTCACCAGACTACTACGGACAATATCGTCAATACCGAACTCTATCTCAGTGAACTCACCCATGTTACGCAAGATAGATAGAAAGTCTAGCAACCCACTCTTATCATCACGCTTCTTCAAGTCCACCTGCCTATAGTCACCGCACAAGAAGAACTTGCTGGTGTGGCCGATACGGGTAATGATGGTGTCCAACTCATGCATCGTACAGTTCTGGCTTTCATCTAGAATAACAATAGCATTGTTAAACGTAGTGCCCCTGATGAACGATGTCGACAAGAACTCTACAAACCCCTGTTCAACCAACCTATCCCATGCATCCTTACGCTTGAACATCTCCGCCGCTATCTGCTTATACGGCTCAGTGAACATGTTCATCTTCTCAGCGGCATCACCCGGCAAGTGCCCCATCTCACGACCCTGCACACTTGACCTGATAATCACTAACTTGCCATAGGGGTTACTTCTGTCCATAACCTCCTCCAGTGCCTTGTAGAACGCAATGTAAGTCTTACCTGTACCAGCTACACCAGACAGCGCACCAAAGTAGTGTCCCTGTTGGTACGCCTCAAAGAACTCACGTTGCTTATCTGTCTTAGGTTGCACCGTTAACATATCATCCAGCCGCATCTTTAATCCATGTTGCGGTTTAACTGGTTCTGTCTCTACCATTGTTTGTCGTTTGCGAGTTACCATTATGCTGCTTTCCCCCATACGTCATCCCATGTGCCTGTTGTAGCACCCTTTGAATAATCAGTCACACGTTGCTCAAAGAAGTTCGTATGACTAACACCTAGCATTCCATCCACCCAAGGAAGAGGATTCTTCTTAACCTTAAACACTCCTTTCATACCCATACTGATTAAGCGGCGGTCAGCAATATAACGAATATATTCCTTAACCTCTTCTTTAGTTAACCCCTCAACGGCACATACACCAAAGGCCAAGTCAATAAACTGGTCTTCTAGCTCTACCATGTTACGGGCTATCTGTTTAATGTTAGCGGCACTACTATCGCCGGGATTCTGTTTAACCCACTCACGGTACACCTTAATCATCCCCTCAGCGTGCATTGTCTCATCTACTACTGACCAAGCAATAATCTGCCCTAATCCCTTCATCTTACCGTTACGTGCAAAGTTCAGTAACATTACGAATGAAGAGAATAGTTGCATACCCTCACCGAAGGCGCTAATGGTTGCAATCTTCTCTGCCATTGGAAGGTCGCCTAACGTCTTAAAGTACTCATGCTTGTCCACCATCTCACCGTATTGCATGAACTCGTTGTAGGTGCTCTCAGGCAGTCCTAACGTCTCAATTAGGTGGGCATAAGCGGCTACGTGTAGAGCTTCCCGTCCAGCAAAGCCACTCATCATCATACGCACTTCAGGTTGTTTAAACGCTGGAATGTAATGTGTGTAGTAGCCGTCACCAATGTCTAGGTCGCCCTGCACAAAGAACCGTAGTATCTTAGTCAGGAACTCTCGTTCATCTGTCCCTAGTTTCTTCTGGTAGTCCTTAACATCTTCGCCAAGGGGGACTTCGCTATGAAGCCAATGGCTTTGCTCATGCTCTAGCCATGCGTCATACGCCCAAGGGTAAGAAAAAGGTCGAAAACTTGTCCGCTCTTCTATCAATTTATTCTTCATCATGTTCCTTTAAGTAGTTAATTGCTTTTTGAAATATATTAGTATCTTCTTTATATACACCCAACACAGAATTACAATAACCGCAAAGTAGTCCTCTAACTTTTCCTGTTAAATGATTATGATCTACATGTGCTATTTCAGATTTACTTCCTTTTTCTTTAATACTTGAGTTACATATTAAACATTCATTATGTTGACCCGCCAACATTTTAAGGTAGCCTTCATAACTCAGTTTATACTTTCTTAGTAATGTAGATGCTCTCTTACTTCGAGAACCCTCGGCTGTTATTCTATAAGCTGATTCTTTTTCATAGCAACAAATTTTACAATAGTTTAACCTTGAAGTTCTGTTCTTATAAAAATCAAAAATAGGCTTAGACTGTTCGCAACCTTTACATATTTTTAATACTACATCATTCACAAGCCAAACACCCTTCTCCGTTCACTATAGCAGATAAGTCTATCGAGGTTAACTTAACTGCACTGCCTACTTTTTCTGCCCTACGCACTTTATCGCTACGTAGGTAATACAAGCTCTTCAACCCCTTCTTCCACGCCATGAAGTGTACAGCATGAAGATACTTGATCTGCACATCTGGACGGAAGAATAGGTTAACACTCTGCCCTTGGTCGATATAGACTTGACGGTCACTAGCAAGCTCAATAATCCAGCGCTGGTCAAGTTCCATCGCAGTCTTAAACACAGCCTTCATATTGTCGTCAATGTCCAGATGCTGCACACTGCCATCGTTGGCGATAATTGTTGCCCATGTGTCATCATCATCCAACCCAATCTTAGCGAGTTCTCTAGCCAACCATTTATTTTTAGTAACATATGCACCACTTAAAGTATCCTGACGATAAGCATTAGCCCGATAAGGTTCAATGCTAGGACTGGTATTACCCATGATAATAGAAGACGATGCGTTGGGTGCAATAGCCATGTGATGACTAAAGCGCCTGTTAACCCCATGCATAGCAGCATCAGGGCATGCACCACGTTTATCAGCCAAGTAAGAATCTCCACGCAAACACTCCTTGTTTATATGGCTGAAGATATCCTTGTTAGTCATCTTGGCCATCACACCCTCAAAGGCTAAGTTATTCTTCTGTAAGTATGCATGAAAACCTAACGCGCCAATTCCAATAGACCTCTCACGGGTAGCAGAGTAAATTGCACGATGAACACTATCAGGAGCGTAGTTGAGGAAATAGTCAATAACATTGTCAAGCATTTCCATAACATCAGGTATAAACTTTTCATTACCTTTCCAATCATCGAAGTACTCCAAGTTCAAACTACTAAGGCAACACACCGCTGTACGATCTTTACTGGTGGGTAAGAAGATTTCTGTACATAGGTTACTACCGTTAATTGTTAACCCCTCCTTCTGCAACCATGAGGGCATCTTACGGTTAGCTTCGTCAATGAAGATAAGGTAAGGCTCTCCGGTCTGCATACGTAAGTCTAACAACTTCTGCCACAAGTACTTAGCTGATATCGTCTCAACAACTTCTTTACTAGCAGGGTTGATTAAGTCCCAGCTATCATCAAAGTCATCGTCTAACATTGCCTTCTCTAACACCTGCATAAAGGCATCTGATACGTTAACACCATGATTTAAGTTAGGTGTGCGTAGGTTCTGGTCGCCCGTTGCCTTACGCATCTCTAAGAACTGGATAATGTCAGGATGGTTAATGTCCAAAAAGGCGGCGTAACTACCACGGCGTGTGCGTCCCTGTCGATAAGCCAAGCTAGAGGCATCATACATCTTTAAGTGAGGCATGATACCAGTACTCTTCTCATCTGAGTTACGAATGCCTAGGTGGACACCAACACCACCACCTAACATACTTAACCAGTTTGTCTCCGATAGATTATCAACCAAACCTCGCGCGCTATCCTCCATATAGTTAAGAAAACAGCTAATAGGAAGTCCACGCTTACTACGACCAAAAGAAAGAATAGGAGTGCTATAACTGAGCCAATGGCTAGAACTATACTCATAAAGTCGCTGGGCGTGCTCAGGGCTGCTTGAAAAAGCCTGCGATACATATGCGAATCTCTCCTGTGGGCTAACCTCTCCGTCCATCATATAACTCTCTCGTAGGCGTTGTAGGCCAAGAGTGTCAAACAGAGCGTCACGGCTCATGTCCATCTTAATTGTCATCAATGTTTTCCTCTAAATAATCAGCTCGGTCTTCAATAAAGTCATGGAAGCGGTCAACAATGTCAGAGCTGTGTATATTCAGTAGCTCTAGCAAAGTAACCTCATCCATGCGCTTTAGTTTATCATAAATATCAGGTAGCGTTAGTGGCATATTTCTTTTCCAAGTAATTCATAGAGAGAAACATTTCATCAAACGCGCCATCATCGACCTCATTTAACATTACCAACCCCCGCCAATGTTTGTTAGAGAGTTGATCCATATAGTCTTCATCATGTAGATAGAAACTACCAGCGATTATTCCACAGATTGACTTGCCGTCTGCCCTTTTGCCATAAGCAACTTGCTTACCTTGTTGATGCCCTGCAACACAAGACATGTGCAGCTTATTAACGATAACACTAGCAGTGCTGGCAGGTCGCCCCATAACACCAACAGGCCAGTAGTGGTTGAAACCAACACCATTGATAAAAACAGGTTTAAGAAACTCATATACTTCCCAATCTTTTTCATATCCTAAGTCAGCGGTCGAGATCACACCTTCTAACATTGGATTACTATTTACGGCTCGGTTAATTCTATTTTCATGGTTGCCCATAGTTAAGACTAGCCGAGGTTTATATACTTTGTGCTTTGTTGTCTTCTGTACTCTTTGAAGATCACGTAGAGGTTTAAGCATCGTTGCCATAGCCGCTTTCGCATAATCAATATCATCCTTGTAACGTTTGCCCTCAAAGTATTTACTACCCACCTTATCATGTGTTGACAGAGAAGGCATGTCCGCGAAGTCCCCTCCGTTTACAACAACATCAGGTCGGTAGTCGCAGATCGCCTCTCCTGCCCATGTAAGGTGTTCAATAGGTACGCCGGGCTTAACTTGACAGTCCGGTATATACAGTATCTTCATTCTCCATCCCCAAACAATGAGTGCACACTACGCCACCTCTCATTTGTCTCGTCTTCTAACATTATATCTACTTTCTCGTACACACCGATATATCCACTCTCATCCAGAAACATTGCAAACTGACGTATAACATCATCCCACGCTGTATCCTCTGAGCAAATGAAGTAATGCTCGTGGTTTGTACTTACGTTATCTTCTGCTGTTGTCCGTTTAAACAAGTAGTGTCGCTTAACATCATTCATATCAATCCTTAAATAAAGTTGGAAACTGCTGCCTTAACACAGCTTTACATTTATCCGCCACTAGTCGATGCTCTTTCTGTGTAGCCTCGTCACACCGGATATCAACATAATGCATCCAACTACGTAGCGTACCATTCATATACATACGACTCATTACCAAACCCTCTGGCAACACCTTACGTGCCACCTCCTTAGCTATGCCGTTATTCAGAGCAGCTGCATATACACCCTTAGTCTGTGCAATCAAGCTGTTCTGCATCTCATCCCACCAGCGCTGTAACTCTCTGTCTTGCGTAGGTAGGCTGTTCTGACGGTTCTTAGTATCCTGCATCCTAGCCTCTGAAGTCTCATAGTCGTTAGCCACTGCATATCGCTGACTAAACTCTTGAAAACTAAAGCTGCGATGGCGCAGGATTTGACGGGCGATGTCTCTAGTGCACTCTATCTCCATACACACGTTAGCCATCTCAAATGGACTCCAGTGCTTATGCTTAACCAAGTATCGCAACAACCCATCTATACTAGGGTTATCTTGATTCTCTGGGTTGCTAACTCTCGCCATGTACGCAATCAAACGCTCAGCATCTGGTGTTGCCCATACAAGTTTAACATTCATTTCTTCTTCCTTTCAAGATAATTTATTGCTCTCTTCAACGCATCAGTGTCGTCTTTTATAACACCAAGAAATACATTACAAGGTGAACAAAGAAGCCCCCTAACCACACCTGTAGTGTGACAATGGTCTACATGGAAATGGTAGGTTTTGTCATCTTGTTTAACATTACATACAGCACAACACCACCCTTGTTTTTCCAGTAAAGCACCATAATCATCTAAAGTAATTCCATACCTATGTTTTAGAATATAACCTCTAGATAGTTCTTGATACCCTTCTTTGTTCCTGATATTTTTCTTAGCCTCTTTAGCTTTTTCTGGGTGAGTTGCCTCCCATCTTCGTGCTGTTTGTTTACGACAATCCTTACACCAACTACTTAGACCCTCCCGCCTTCTTGCGTCTTTTGACATCTGGTGTGGCTGCTTCTCCATCTGACACTTTGTGCATTTTAGCAATCGTTCTCTCCTTTCTTTCAGCCTGTGTTTTTACATTATGGCAACTGCGACACAAAACTTGCAAGTTCTCCACTTCACAATATAAGCGGTCGAAATAGGTGTCCCAATTAACAAACCCAGTAGCTGGGTCAACTACGGGGTCGGTGTGGTCTATCTGCACATCCTTAGCAATGAAGAAGTTACCACACCCAGAGCAAATATAATGTTCAGCCATACGACCAGAATATTTGTTAACCTTCTTACCAATGCCAGCATCTTTAAGCGCTTGCCACTTGGGAGGGTAACGTCTCATTCCGCCTCTAGCTGTTGATATTATAAATGCTTTCCACCGCGCCTCTGTCCACTCACCACCGTTATACTTTCTGTCGCTCATACTGATATAACAATTGAGCAAAACCTTCTATAAACTTCTCATCATGGTTTCGTTCACCCATTGTAAACATAATTGCATGAACAAGCTCGTGGTAGAAAGTAACCTCTGCTACTTGACCTTCTAGCTTCTTGTTAAGAATGATACGTGAGTTGTCAGGGTCTGTGTACCCTAGTGCATCTGTCTCACTTCTTATCGTCTCCCAGTCCATACCGGCGAGTTTAAACTTCTTTAGGTGGGTTCCACATTTCATTCGGGTATCTCCTTAACCACAGTAATCGGGCATTCTCTAACACTCTGACTTCGCCCAGTGCCTCCACACAGCACCGGTACAGCTCTTGTTCCGTCTTCAGCTCGGCTATCATCTTGTCTGCCGTCTTTGGCCCTACACGATAAACACCCTTGATGTTGTCCGCTGAATCCCCTGTCAATATTTGCTTGTAGAAGAACCGCAACCCCTCTTCTGGTGTTACATAATGCTTCACCTTCTTCACAAAGTTGTAATGCCATGTTGGAACCTGTAGGAAATCTTTATCAATTGAAACTATAAGGGCTTCGTCACCTAACTCAGTAGCTCTTGTTGCAATATCGTCATCGGCTTCTTGATCTATACTCATATACGCACCCCATGCAGTAACTAGGTATTCACGTAACAATGGAAGGTGGATAGGTTTAGCCTTATCCTTCCTGTTACCCTTATACGGTACGGTTACTGCAACTTGGTTGCGAAAGTTAGTCTTACCAGTTAAGAACAGCTCGTAGCCGTCCGTATCTAATAAGTCATAGAGTAGGAGGTCTTCCAGAAACAGCGCCATTGTACTTAGCGCCGCCTCCGCAGTGTCCTCGTTAGTCGCATAGCCAACCCGATAACAAAGAATGTCGCTATCGAGTAGGGCGATCACAGAATGTCGTCTTCCTCAACATCCATACCACCGCCACCGCCTACATACTCCATCAAGTCAGTGATAACCATCTTCTTGATGCCAGCACCCTTACCCTTCTTACCTTTAAACGTCCAGTCATAGGTGTTAACTAGACAAGCCGCCTTGCTACCGTTACCTACAATAGTGCCGTTAAGCTGTGTGCCACCGTCATCATAGGCAAAGATAGGTCGTTGACTCTTGCAGGTAATAAATTTACCCTTACCATCTTTACTCTTAACTTCAATACCAAGTTCTTCCAAACCCAGCACTGCTTTATCGGATAGCTCACATAAGTCTACTTGAAACTTACCGCTCATCTCGTTTGGCTTATCCAAGTAAGCCCACATTACTGTCGCACGGATTTTGATTTGATCTGTCATTTTATAAATACCTTATTAAGTCTGTTTTAATGAGTTTCTCGCCATGTGTTACCAATAGCGTACTCGCCTGTTGTTGGGCAACTTAGCTTGTAATAGACACCAGCTTCTTGTAAAGCTGCCACTGCCATCTTACCTACTCGTTCTGCGTCCTCTTCTTCCACCTCTATCTGCCATTCATCGTGAACGTTAGCTACGAAGTGAGCTTCTATTATACCACACTTTAACTTGTTATGCAAGATGACTAATGCCTTTTTCATTAAAATAGCACCAGCTCCTTGCAACAATGTGTTAAGCGCTGCATGTTCACTTCGAACCCATAACCTTCGTCCATCTAAGTTAGGTGTTAAATACCCTTTAGCTGCATGCTGTGCTGTCTTCTCCTTCAATGCCTTCAATGCTGGAGTGTTATATAGGAACTTGTCGATAAGACGTTGCCCTTTAACCCTACCACCACCGACAATTGAACCAATCTTAGTTGCACCAGCTCCATAAAGAAACGCATAAATGAATGTCTTTGCTTGGTCACGACTTGTTAGCCCTGCCGCTTTCATATTCATAGTATGCACATCTGTACCTAACTTACTACTCCCCTCTACTACCGTCTTAACATACGCCTCGTCATGCATAAAGTGGGCTAACATACGTAGCTCCAATCCGCTGGCATCAGCGCCGACTAGCTTGTTACCCTTATCTACACCCCATAAGTCCCTACATTCTGGGCCATACTCACTACCCGCATTAGGCACTTGCGCCATATTTGGGCTCATATGCGTCATACGCCCTGTAATAGCACCAATCGTTATCACCCTCCCGTGTACCCTTCCTTTATCTGTTGCCGCCTCTAGCCACGATGTGACCTGCGTAATCCGCTTCTGTAACATCATGTAGCGCAACACCATCGCCGCCTCTGGTAGGTTAATCTTAGATAACACACTTTCATCCACCACTATAGAACCCATCTCTGTGAGCTTTGTGAACGTGACTCCGAGTAACATCAGTCTATCTGCTACTTGTTGTCGGCTTCCGGGGTTAAAAGCTGTTATCTTCGTCTTTAACTGTTTACCTGTTTTCTCGCTTACTCTCTCTTGAACCAACGGCGGAAATGTAAGCTGCAATTCACCCTCAATATCAGCCAGTTCACCTGACAATTTAGCCACCAATGCCTGAGCTTCTTGACTATTAAACTTGAAACCATGCTTTTCCTGCTTTCCTATTATGTAAGCTACCTCGTGCTCTAAGTCCACACTCTCGCCCCAATCGCTCAACTCCTCTGATAACTTAGCATATAGCTCAACCGTCACTGCTACGTCTTGTTTGCAGTAGAAGCGGTTAAGGCTATCTACAGGGTCATCATAAGGTGCTGTACTCTTCTTGTCGTACTGTACCCCTTTCATCCAGTGCCATATCCGTGAATACTCTACTTTGCGATTCCCAAGTCTTACGCCCCAAGCGCCTAGGCTGTGCCCGTTTTCTAGCGATGGATTGGCGAGTCTGCTCATCACTAACGTATCTCTCAACCGCTTCATGCCAACCCTCGTCCCCCAAACTCTGTTCAGTATAGGTACATCGAATCCTATTAAGTTGTGCCCTACTATCGTGTCTGCCTTGTTTAGCAAGGGTGTTAATGTAGTTGATGACGTGTGACATATGTATTCATTTGTCTCGCTGTTATGTGTGTAGCAAAGCCATATTTGGTTATGACTACTGTCTGTCTCTATGTCGAGAACTAAGACCACGTTTACTCCTTTTCAGGTTTAGTTTCAATTGGTTGGTATGTTGTACCGTCCTTTGCTAAAAACCCACCAGAAACAAACTTCTGTTTAACAGGTATTTTCTGATGTATTGGTATGTTTTTATCATAATATACAAGAGCAATTCTATCATAACCGTTATCTGTGAAGGTAACATGTTCAAAATAATTAATCATTATAAATTCTCAAGTTCAATCTCCACTAGTTTAGCGTACCCACCAACATCATGCCAACTGTCAGCATAGAAGGGGTCGCCGTTCGCTATACGTGCTAGTTTGTTACAGATTAAATCTAAACTCTCTTGCATGTACGGCTCCATTATAACCCAGCTTGGTGCTGTACGCAACACATTCTTTAACAATTGTGATGTTTCTGCCACCTCTTTATACTCACCATAGCGCTTACCGCGTGTATCTAATGTTTCTTGTATGTCGTTCATCTGTTCCACATCTCCTTCATTTTAAGTTCATGCTCTGCTAACTCTCGCTTGCGTTCCTCTTCATCTATCCGTATGTCGAATATCTTGTCAGCTAACAACGCCCTCTCTAGCTGTGTTAGCGGCGGATATCGTGTGTTATCACTCATGTTCGTACATCGCTTTAACCAAATGATAGAATTTAATTAACTCTTTGTCATACTTACAAGCCCAGTCTACCACCTCACCCTCCGGCTTATAACTTTCATCCCGCCACATACAAAACCCAGCCTCTTCGGCCAAGTCTTTAATCTCCTCTGTGAACTCTAGGTCAGCTTCATAATCAGGCGCTAGATACTTAGCTTCACTAATACCTGCTTTTATTGCAGTGAGTATACCTAACCGCGTCAAGGCTACTACTGCCTCTGGTGGAAAGTCAAACTGGTAGACAGCACTGCCATCCACATTATCACGTAATAGGGTTACGTTACCCGTTCCTTCATCATTCATAAGTTACCTTCTCTTTTGCACCAGATAGCTTTGCCATCCTTGTTAATAAATCATTCAACGGCTCTAACATCATAACCCTACAACAGCTAAGTGTAATTGGGCTGAACTCAGTACCGCTATCGCTCTCTTCCACTCTGTTTAAATACTTATCAAAGAGTTCTTTAACAAGCCCTTGCAGTATTAAAGCATTCTTTTCATTACGCATCTCAGCGCCTATCTCTTCATAGTCCATCACCTCACCACTCACTTTCATCAGCAACATTGACAGTCATCGTAGTACAAAGACCATTGTATACTGTCAGCCAACTCATTGTTATGATAGACCCGATACCTGAGCTGCTATCACATTCAATGGTTATTGAAGTGACGATGTTGTTTAGTTCTACAACCTCGTTAATCTTTTCTACAGCACTAGGTAACAATACTACTTTAGCCATAATTCTTCTCCTTTAATTTAGCTTCAACTCCCTCAGCAACACCCTTACCGCTACACCAGAATTGGTAGCCTTCAGCGTTATGCGTGTTTCCATCAACAATCTGTTCCACCTCCTCCTCGGTTAACCCCACCCAAGGTTTCTGTGTTTCCGGCGGTGCACCTTCGTGTATATCTTTGACGGAAACAGGGTCGCTACTCATGTGTTATTCCTCGCTCTTATATTGTCGCCATAATCGGTGTGATGTTCGCTGTATTCTTTCCAGCGTTGCTTATCCAGCTCATCACACACCTTTGCACACGCTTCACGCTCTGCTTTTACGGCCTTGTCAATCTGCTTGAGCCAAAACTCGGAGTGCTTGTTGCTGTAGTCGCTCCTGACGAGTTCGGCAAAGTGTTCGAAATATTGCTCCCGCAACAACAGGCCGCTCCGCCCCCTACAAAATGCACCAGCCTCCTGCGCCATTGCAATAACTTTTTCTATGCTCATGTGTTCTTCTCCTCATCTTGGTAAAACTCAGCTTGGTCTTCTTTGTCCATTTGAGCAAAGGTTTGAAAGTGGTTCTCACCGCAACAGTGGAACTTCACCTTCTCTTGTCCGCAGTAACAGCAGTACTGCGTGTCGTCTGCCATCATCTCTTCTCGTGTCAAAATAAAGCCTCCTCTGTGCACTCAATTAACAAACCCATCCTGATTTGCCTAGCCCTATTGATAACCCACAAGGGGCGAGCACCAAAAGGGTTTAAGCATTTACCAGTCTTCGAGCAATAGCCATACTTTTCTAATTTCATAATGGTTCATCCGATAACAATGTTGTTTCACTCAGTATACCATTCTTCTGGTCATATAGCAAGCCAAATTTCATACCTGTCGCACGCCCTGTAAACCTATCTTTAAGCACCCTGAACGTTGTTGTCTGCCTCTTTATAGGGTCTTCCTCCTGCTTGTTACGCTCCAATCCAAACATGTAGTGACTCCAACGTGCAATCGACCTACTACCCGTGAAGTGCTTCTCCATTACCCGACCCCCTTCTTCGTGAGGTTTACCATCAGGCGTGGTTAAGTGACTAATGAAGTGAATGATAACACCCAGCTCCTGCGCCAACCCTGCCATGTCCGCCATGATACCGTCTAGTGCCCTACGCTCGTCTTGTTCGTTCGCTGATAAGGCCGTCAAGTGGTCTAAATAGATATGCTCAATGTCATATGCTTTGTTAAAGTATTTGATGATGCCCTTGATGGTCTTCCAATCCATCGTGCCAAAGTGCTCCATCATGTAGAGCTGGTCACGGTTCTCCAGCCTATCAATCGATTTAACATACTGATCTCTAGTCCATTCGCCATCAGGTATGTGATATAGCTTCTTGTCCAGCTTACCCATCACACGTTGCGCGGTTTCAACCACGTTCTGCTCTAAATAGATAACACCTACCTTCAACCCTAGCGTATCAATATCGTATGCTATTTGCTGTGTAAAGATATCAGTCTTACCTACACCGACACCTGCACCAAAGCCGAACAACTCACCTTTACGCCGCCCATAGGTCAACTCAGTCAATGTAGGAAAGCACCACGGCACACCTGCTACAGGAGGCATCAGTAGGCGGTCGCGAATGTCCGCCATTGTAACAATACCTTCAGGCTTATATTGTTCTGCCGACCACCATGCCTTTACATAATCTACCTCATGTCTATCTGTTAAGTAATCACATGCATCTTTATAATCAACTGAATTCTTAATTACACGTGCTTTATTTCCGAATAACTCAGCCACCTCTGCCGATGCCTTCAATCCAGCTTCGTCTCCATCAAAAGATATAACAATACAATCAAACGAATCAAGCCATTCGAACTGCTCTTTGCAATCCCCCAGTGCGCTACCTGCTCCAGTGCGAATACTAACAACGGGATAATTACCTAACATTTGATATGCCGCTAATGCATCATATTCACCTTCAGTAATAGTTACATATTTACCGCCCTTTGTAAATAACTGTTGACCGAATAACAATGTCTTCTGTTTATCCCCTTCGAACCACATCTTCTTTTCTACATTACGAACCTTCTGACCTTGAATGTTACCGGCCTTGTTGTAATAAGGAAATATAGTCAAGTCATCCGTTTGAGTAACATTATACTTGGTGGCTGTCGCAAAGGTTATCCGTCTATCCTTAAAACCCCCTACAAACGCATCAGAACGCTGTGTAACGCCTTTGATGGGCTTAGGTGATGGCATAGGTAGGGTAGTGACCTCTGAACCCGTAGCGAGCCTTGTATACTTACCGCATGAAAAGCACTTAGTCGACCCATCTAAATTAACAGTTAACCCTTTCGATGATTCGCAGTCAGTACATTGTTTGTGTGTCGCCTCATAAGTCATAACGTCCAGCCCTCGTGTAACACTTCCATTGCCTCTATCTCGGCAATCGTTAACGCTCTACCTTTCTTTTCTATAAATAGGTTGCTTAGAAAATCATTCATACCAATTGAACCAATTAACTCATATGCATCACTTAATGTGGCGTAATGTATATATTCGTCATAGTCTTTATTAGTCATTTATTTATATCCTTTATTTAATTAATTAGCCTATATAGGGGTTGCTTAGAATAATATTAATAGATTATAAGCAACCCTAATTAGCTGTTGTAGTATTCATAGGCATTGTAGTCGTCATAGTCTATATAGTCTATGATAGCAAAATCCATGCCAACTTCGTGTGTTATATCCCCCTTAGTAATAACTTCTACATCATCCATAAAACTATAACACTTTAAGCATACGTCCATGTAGTCATTAGTAGCTACACTACGCACCGCTAATTCGTAGGGTGTTAATATTACATTACAGCAAGTACATCTACTCATTTAAACACCCATTTCAATGTTGTAATTACTGCATTAATACTAGACATTATTTTATTAATCATTATATACCCTTTACCTTTACTTTAACCAATTTAAATACTTCTGGGTCATTGTTATTTACTTCAAGCCAGTCAATTGCAATTAGCCTTTCTGTAGTTTGAAATACAATTACATTAGTCCACTTAGTCAATATCTGATACATACTGATTCGCCTTTATAGCTTTGTTTAAATTAGTTAACATCTTATTGATAGTATTAAGGTCTAAACAACAATGATTTCCATTTATAGATATGTTAACACCATTGTCAAACTCTTGGCATGATTCACTCAATAACATCATACCATCATCCCCATCAGTGTATAGCAGTTCGGTCTGTTCGTCCTCATTAGTAGCTACTGCAATGATGTAAGCTGGTTCAAAAGAGCGTGACCATGTATATAGACCCTCTACACTCATATTAAACTTTAAACCCAGCTGCTCATAGTCCCAATCATCATACTGCGACATGTGTGACCCCTCCCAATGTTACTGATTGTATCGTGGCCCTGTTAACGGCCCTATAGCCCTTTGAAACGGTATCGTATAGGGTTATATACGTATCAGGGTTTAAAGTGCTTACACCCCCCTTAAGATACTTTGTAACGCCCAGCCTGCCATTCATAACCCGCAGCGACCCATCACGTTTCGTAAATGTTACCGACACAAACCGGCCTGCACTGGCTAACAATAATTCATCAAGCATATATACACCTTTTTTCTAATATGTCATTTTTAAACCACGCCAAGGCTTCTGGCGATAACGCTTTATATATATCGACACTATCACGTATGTATACGCTAACAATGTATGCGCTTAAACTGTCCGGCGATAACTCATATGTTACATTATACCATACACCCCAATACGCTATCGTTTTTACATGCTCGCTCATGTCGTTAACCCACGCACCAAGGCCGCTACGTGGTGCATACGCGCTTGCAATGTGATAGCCCTAGTGATACGCCACTTAGCAGCTTGTACACTCTTAACTGGCCTCGTGGTTTCAGTGTATGGATTGACTAGTGCCACGCTGTTTACATGTTGCACAACTAGGAATTGTTTATATGTGATAGTCTTCATTGTAATAATCTCATTGTCGGGTAAAAGCACCCACGCAAACCCGCTCTAAGGGCTTGCATTGATGTTCTAGTCTAAGTAGTGCAGTTGGTCTTGAATTGATGTCTTAACATGCTCTGAGAGCACGTCGTATAGGTCACCCGTGCTGTCTAAATGTATAGACTGAATATCAATATATATTTCACATTCGTCGCTTTCCTCGCGTGTGTAATAAACTCTAAAATATAGGTCGTTTGTTTTGATGTATGCGGTTTGTATAGTCATTATTGTGCCCACACGTCAAAGTACATGGCCAAGAGCATAACGCCCAAGCCAAGCATTAAAATATAGGCGCAAGCATTTGTCACCCAATGTAATAGTGTTTTCATGATAACCCCTAATAAAGGCAAAAACGCCCACGCAAACCCGCTTAAACGAGCTTGCATTGATGTTTTTTAGAATGATAGATAAACAAAGCCGTTAGCCACCTCACCAACTAGCGTTGTGTGCACCTCTAGGAACTCGAACACCTCTTGGGATGCTTCGTCGTCGTCTAAGCCTACGATGTCTATGCCGTAAGCGTTGGCTATGCTGGTGGTTGTATCCTCTGTGTACTCGCAACAAATACCTATAACATCAAGCTCTAGCTCTTCGCCTGTCCCTAGTTCATAGTCCTCAAAGTAGTTGAACAACACCTCTAGTCCCTCATAACTAAAACTATGAGGGCGTAGTGATTTAAAGGCCGATTGAAAGTCATGTAAGGTTACGGTGGTTTTCATAATAACCTCTTAGTGTTGTTTGTAGCTAACATTAGCCACTGATTTATCCCAACATGCGCGACAATCACCGCAAACGTTTTTACGGGTATAGGCTTCGCATAGTGTACCAATTGGGGCTTTTTTATTGTGAACTGTGCTTGTATGTGTAAATGTAGGCGCGTCGCCGTCTACCATAGCGCCGGATAGTCGTACAACTAGGTTATCAGGGAACGCGCCAAACGTATCCACGAATTTATTGATTAACCCCTTTTCTTTTGTAGGCAGCCAGAATGATACAGCGGGCAAAGCCTCGCACACAGCCACTATGTTAAGTAGGTGCTGGAAACTCTGGATGTCGCCACTGTCATGCCACCTAAAATAAGTGGTCTTAGAATGGCTAATCTGTTTAACCATAGCGGGCACCCAGTCTTTATGGTACAGACTCGCAGCCCGTGTGATATGGGCTTTGACTACGCTTGGGTAGCTGTAGTTAGCTTTTAGCGCGTAGCAACCGTGGCATACACTGCCAACTATCTTGGCTAACTTACTGCCTACTTTGCAGCCGTTGGCACTGATTCCATATGAGAGGCCCGGCATCTTGCTTGGGTTTCCTAAGCTGCCTGCTATAGCCTTGGCCGCTTTGAGTGTTAATGTTAGTTGCATGGTTTACCTTGTTTAGGTTAGCTGCTTCGCGATGTTGCTTGGCATGGCTCTATTATGTACCAACTGGCGCAGTTGTCAAGGTTTATTTACTAGGTGTTTACCCTTGTGGTATAAATACAACATAACCTTAGCATGTGATGCTATAGCTTGTATCTATATAGCTTGTATAGCCACCCACTCCAGCCCTCACACTCAATAGCTCAACTACTCTTATGTCTTGTAGAAGACTACTCTTATGTCTTATAGAAGACTACTCTTATGTCTTATAGAAGACTACTCTGTGTGTAAGTGCTCACTATCACCACAAGCTCGCAAGCTCGCAGACCAATGCCAGCACCATTCTATATAGGGGGCGGGGGAGGGGAACTCGTCGGTGTGATTATTGTAGTACCCGCCCAGATACAAAATAGGTCAAAATAGGGTTTAATTAGGGACAGATCAAATAACACCTATATAGACTATAACGGTTGATATCAAACGATAAAAGCACCTTAAAAGACGGTAACAGTCTATAACATTATTAACCACCGGTCGAGATCATCAATACCTAGCCCTAATAACGTCATAGTGGTTGCTTAGGAAAATCGTTAAAAGAAAAGATATGAAAGCTAAGTGTCGCATAGGTGACGATTTCGACCGCTATCTGTGGTAAATAAACAACAGAAAAGTGAAGAAAGTACTTGACTTTTTAGCAAAAGTGTGATATAATGTCTACTTAGAGTTTGTACTATATAGAAGTATGAAAGTAGAGAGGTTTATCTTTAACGATATTTCTAAGCAACCGCTCTAACGTTCATCACTATATAGGTTTGTCTTTAACGATATTTCTAAGCAACCTCTATATAGACTATATAGTAACACAAGGAGTCCCAGAAATGGATAAACCCATACAAAGAACAAAAGCAGGTCGCCCCACCAAGAGCGACTTAGCCGCCGTTAAGAAGAAACCAGTAGGTAGACCCAAAGGTGACGCAGCAGCCATCGAGGAGTTTAAGGCTAGGTTACTGGCATCGCCTAAGAGCAAACAGGTTATAGATGCAATCTTGAAAGCGGCATTAGATGATGAACATAAGAATCAATCAGCGGCATGGAAACTCCTCATCGACAGGATGTTACCAATGTCCTATTTCGAAAAAGACAAACTTGGCGGCGGTCGTCCTGCTGTCTCTATTACCATTAACGGTATCGGCGGCGACCCAACCATTGTCGCACAAGAGTATGAAGACGCAGACGACATCGCAGGCGAACGAGACTAAGATCAGGAATATAATAAAAGGAACAATGTTACCTCACACAGCGGTGGTGGCATTGATGGCAAACATAGCGGTCGAAACCGGTAACACCTTTGATTATAAGATTAAGCAACGAGGCGCACGTAAACCAGCTCATGGATTGTTACAGCTAGACCCTAAAGGCAAGTTGCCGGATTACATGTTATACCTGACAGCTAATGGTTACAAGGACAGCGCAGAGACTCAGATACATTACTTTATGGATACCATCTACGGCAGCAACAAGGCTGAGATAGGGCATGGAGTGGCCTCTAAGCTACGCGCTATAATCGCCAGTGGAAGTCATATACAGATAACAGTAGCGTTGTCCGATATGTGGTTCAAACCTAGTAAACCGCATCTTGTTAGACGCTTGACTCAGGCTACCATACGGCACTCGTCTATTAATCAATCAGCGGCGGAAACCAAACGACTCAGGAGTTTCATATGATACCCTTATTAACTACGCTTGTACAGATAGGCGGTAACTGGTTAGATAACAAACAGAAGGTAGCTCAAGCCAAGACAGAGGCCGAGATTGTTACTATCAAAGCCACCGCCGACCGACAAGCATCAGCACAAGAACAGAACTACGATCTCGACCGCCTAGCAATGGAGAACATGTCGAAGAGCTGGAAGGATGAGGTTATTCTCATTGTGTTCCTAGCTCCTATGATTATGGCCTTTATACCCGGCTTAGAGAATTACGCGCTGGCGGGGTTTGGTGTTATGGATAAGATGCCGGAATGGTATCAGTATGTTATTATCGGCATGATCGTGGTTATCTACGGCTTGCGTGGCTTACTTGAGAAAGTGTTAGCCAAGAAGGGCTTTTAATGAAACTCAGCAACAACTTCAGTTTATCTGAATTTACAACGTCACCTACAGCAGAACGCTTAGGTATCGACAACACCCCCACTAAAGAAGTAACAGATAACCTCCAAGAGCTTGTAACCTTTGTGTTGCAGCCTTTACGCGACCGCTTTGGCTCTATTACCATTTCTAGTGGCTACCGTAGTCCTGAATTAAACAAAGCCATTGGCGGCTCTACTACAAGCGACCATTGCCTAGGATGTGCTGCCGACTTTGAAGTTCACTCGCAGGATAACAGAGTGATGGCTCAGTGGATAGCACATAACCTAGACTTCAAGCAACTAATCTTAGAATTCTATCATGCTGGCGATATGCACAGCGGGTGGATTCATTGCTCTTATAAGCAAGGGCACAATAACAAACAAAAGTTAAACGCCTTAAAGGATGGTACTAAGACTATCTACACAAAAGGTAAGTGGTAATGGCAGAATTAAACATTGACCTTCTTCCGTGGCAACAGACAGTATGGAATGACCCTAAGCGATTTAAGGTTGTTGCTGCTGGACGGCGAACGGGGAAAAGTAGGTTAGCGGCGTACCTTCTAATTGTAAGGGCGCTTCAAAGCGTTAAAGGACAAGTGTTCTATGTAGCCCCTACACAGGGTCAAGCAAGGGACATTATGTGGCAAACAATCCTAGAGGTTGGGCATAGTGTTATTGTCAGTAGTCATGTAAACAACCTACAGTTTAAACTGATTAACGGTTCCATGATTAGCTTGAAGGGCGCTGACCGACCAGAGACTATGCGAGGCGTGTCCTTGAAGTTTCTTGTTATGGACGAATACGCCGACATGAAACCAGAGGTCTGGGAGCAAATCCTACGACCCGCTCTAGCCGACTTGAAAGGTGATGCACTCTTCATTGGAACACCAATGGGTCGCAATCACTTCTACGATTTATATCAACACGGCTTATCCGGTGAAGACGACACATTTGCGTCATTCCACTTTACCTCTTTTGATAATCCCCTACTTGACCCTGAAGAGATTAACGCGGCTAAGAAAAGCATGTCGTCATTCTCCTTCCGTCAAGAATTCCTAGCATCCTTTGAGGCGGCTGGGGGTGAGTTGTTTAAAGAAGAGTGGATTAAGTTTGACGAAGAAGCACCTAAAGAGGGCGACTACTACATAGCGGTTGACTTGGCTGGCTTTGAAGAAGAAGGCAGTAAGGGTGTTAAAAACAAGAGGCTAGATAATACAGCTATTGCCATTGTGAAAGCCAACGAGAAAGGTTGGTGGGTTGCTGACATTATTTACGGTCGATGGGATGTTAAAGAGACAGCAAAGAAGATATTTGATGCTGTTAAGAAGTATGAACCGGTGGCGGTGGGTATAGAAAAGGGAATTGCGCGACAAGCTGTCATGCCCTATCTGTCCGACATTATGAAACGCACACAAACATTCTTTAGGGTAGATGAGTTAACTCACGGTAACAAGAAGAAGACAGACCGTATTGTTTGGTCGTTACAAGGTCGCTTTGAGAACGGGTATATCAAGCTAGATAAAGGAGCTTGGAATAACGAGTTCTTAGATCAACTATTTCAATTTCCAAACAAGATGGTGCATGACGACTTGATTGACGCACTCTCTTACATCGAGCAACTGGCTAAAGTGTCATATGCGCTCGACTTTGAAGAAGATGATTACGAACCTATGGATGCCATCTCAGGATACTAATATGCCGAAACAAAACGATAGTTCAAGAAAAGGAATGTTTGACCCTACTATTTTGTACCGTCAACAACAAGAACAACAACTAACACCCCCTAGAGCTAATACTATGTTAAATAGTGCTTTTGGTGCTTATTTACCGGATTACAATATTTTAGCAGCTCCTAGTATAAATGATAAAGATACAGGACTAACAAAAGAAGGATTAAGAAGTACTCTTGCACATGAATCAACTCATGCGTGGACATCAAACATTCTAGTTCCTTTAATAAAAGAAATTAGTGAGAAAGACGAACCAACACCTGAAGAAAAACAATTTTTAGAGGCTTCTAAAAAACTTTCTAGTGTCCTTCCTTATTGGGACTACGGTTCTAAAAGAGAAAACATTAAGGAATACAAAAGTTACAATGCTTATATAAAAAAATTGATGGGTGATGCAGATATAAGTAATGAACGAAAAGAATCAAGGGAAATACCTGCATATGCTATTGGTAATATGGCAGCAGGGGCTACTCCTGTTAAAGATGAGTATGGTGTAAGTAAAGGGGGTTCTCATCAAGATGCAACTATTACTACAGATTATTCCATATTAATGGAGATGATTGATAGACTTCCTGCTGAAACTAAAATTAATGCTGCTAACAAACGAAAAAAAGAATTAGAGAACCCAAAATCTTTTGCGGAACCTCCTTTAGTTAAACAGCTAAAAAGACTGAGTAAAGAAGATATGTCAAATCCGTTTTTTACCAGCGACGAATTTAAAAACCCATTACTGAAGTAAGGAATAATATGGATAATGATAATGATAAGAAGTATTTAGAAGAGAAGGCTGAAGATTGGGTTATGGATAAGGCTGAACGATGGCGTGACCACTACCAGTCTAACCACGAAGAGAAGTTTGACGAGTACTACCGCCTATGGCGTGGTATTTGGGACTCTAACGATAAGATGCGTGAGAGCGAGCGCTCCAAGTTAATCTCTCCAGCCCTCCAACAAGCCGTTGAAAGTTCAGTGGCAGAGGTTGAAGAGGCTACCTTTGGTCGTGGTAAGTGGTTTGATATCCGTGACGACCGTAACGACAAGGATAGTAAAGACGTTGCCTACCTGCGCGAGCAACTATCTGAGGACTTCCTATTCACCAAGACCCGCAAAGCCGTTGGAGAGGTTCTAATCAACGCTGCGGTGTATGGTACGGGTATGGCGGAACTTGTTATTGAAGAAGTTAACGAGATGAAGCCCGCCAGCCAGCCTATTATGGATGGCGCAATGCAAGCAGTGGGTGTTACCATTGAAAAGCGTGTAGTTGTTAAGCTACGCCCTATTCAACCACAAAACTTCTTAATTGACCCTACCGCTTCTAGCATTGAAGAGGCTCTTGGTGTCATTATTGATGAGTTCGTACCCCGTCACCAAGTTGAAATGGGTATTGAAAATGGTATTTACAACGATGTTGAGATTGAAGACGCTGATACTGATAATGACATTGAAGCCGATAAGGAATTAACCGCTTACGAAGACGACAAAGTTCGTTTAACTAAGTATTATGGTCTGATTCCCCGTCATATCTACTTATTAGCGTTAGAAGATGACGAAGATGACGAGTTGTCATCAGCAGTTAAAGAGAATAAAGATAGCGTAGACGAAGAAGAGGAAGAAGAGAAGGAAAAGGGCTATGTAGAGGTGGTTATTGTTATTGCTAACGGTAAGAGCATCCTCAAAATTGAAGAAAACCCCTACATGATGCAAGATAGACCTCTTGTAGCGTTTCCTTGGGACGTTGTACCCGGTCGCTTCTGGGGTCGTGGAGTCTGTGAGAAGGGCTACAACAGTCAAAAGGCTTTAGACTCTGAGCTACGTGCCCGTATCGATGCTTTGGCGCTTACAGTCCATCCTATGATGGCTATGGACGCTACTCGTATGCCTCGTGGTGCTAAGTTAGAGATTCGTCCCGGCAAGACCATCCTGACTAACGGTAACCCAGCTGAAATCCTGCAACCATTCAAGTTTGGTAACTTAGATCAAGTAACCTTTGCTCAAGCAGCTGAATTGCAGAAGATGGTTCAGATGGCGACAGGCGCTATTGACGCTGCTGGTATTCCCGGCTCTATTAATGGTGAAGCTGCTGCCGGTGCTGTGTCTATGTCTCTAGGTGCAATCATTAAACGCCACAAGCGTACATTGGTTAACTTCCAAGAGAGCTTCTTAATCCCTATGATTGAGAAGACAGCGTGGCGTTATATGCAATTTGACCCTGACCACTATCCTGTCTCTGATTACAAGTTTGTACCTTCGTCTTCGCTTGGTGTTATTGCCCGTGAGTATGAAGTAACTCAACTTGTTCAGTTGTTGCAGACATTAGGTCAAGATAGTCCAATGTATCCAATGCTAGTATCTAGTGTTATTGATAACATGGGGCTTTCCAACCGTGAAGAGTTGTTGGCTAAGTTGGAACAGATGAATCAACCTAATCCAGAACAGCAGCAACAACAGCAACAAGCACAGCAGATGCAAATGGAGACAGCAGCGGCTCAATTACAAGTGTTACAAGCTCAAGCAGTTAAGTACGCAATGGAAGCTCAACAAATTAAAGTGGAAACTGAATTGGAACCACAAGTTGTACAAGCTAAGTTGGCAGCAGCGCTTTCTAATAACCTACACGATGGTGATGGGGACGATAAGGAGTTTGCACGAAGAGCTAAGGTTGCAGAGTTAATGTTAAAAGAGCAAGACATTGTTAGTAATGAACGAATTGCTATGACACAGATGAAAAGTAAATCAGGTACACATACAATGCCTGACGGAAGCACAATGGCTGATTCCGAGATGTAAATAAGATAGCCTTAGGGCCGTTAGCACTCCGGGGGTAGTGTGTCTGAAACCCCCAACTAATTACAAATAACACTTGACATTTTAGTAAAAGTGTGGTATAATAACAACATCTCTCCTAACAACGAAAGGGAAAAGAGATGGACGATACCGAAAAAGACCTCCAAGATTATTATGAGAATTTGCTAGACCTGTTTGCTACTGTAGGATGGAAGCAATATGTAGAAGACCTTTCCGATAATATGGAAATGCTTCAGGATATAACAACCATTCCAGATGAGAAACAGTTTTGGCATAGGCGAGGACAACTCGAAGCCGTAACACGTATTCTACAATATGAATCATCGATTAAAAACAGCTACGATGATTTTATGAAGGATTCTGATGACTAAACGGATTTACGAGTTTATCTGCGCCGACGACCACATTACAGAATCTTACATTGACTCCGAACTTCGGACAAGCAACTGTAAGGTATGTGGTCAATCTGCTATTCGTATTATTAGCAAACCAATGGTCAAACTTGAGGGCGTGACCGGCGACTTTCCCGGAGCAGCGATGCAATGGGAACGAAAGCGAAATGAGAAGATTAAAGCAGAGCAAAAGCACAACGCCGGTTAAACACCATAAGCGTTATTTTAATTTCCACAATACATTCTATGTACGGAGAACAGATGGCAACATTTATAGACGAGAGTGATGACGAACAACAAGAAGAGTTTGACTCCTTTGAAGAAGAGGACGAAGTAGAGGAACCTGAAGAGGATACTCCCGCACCGGAAGAAGACGACCTACCTGAAAAGTATAAGAACAAGAGTGTTAAAGACATTGTTCGTATGCACCAAGAAGCTGAGAGAGCTATGGGTAAGCAGGGTAGTGAAGTTGGCGAACTGCGAAGAATTGTTGATGACTTTGTTAAGACTCAAACCGTCACCAATAAAGCCCCGGATGTCGAAGAAGAGATTGATTTCTTCTCAGACCCAGATAAAGCCATTGCACAGGCGATTGACAAGCATCCCAAGATTAAGCAAGCAGAGCAATATACAGCGCAAATGCGAAAGGCGGAAGCCCTAGCTAACCTCAAGCAAGCTCACCCTGATTTCGAAACAGTCTTACAAGACGGTGGTTTCTCAGAGTGGATTGGTAAGAGTAATGTTCGTAAGGAATTGTTTTCTCGTGCAGATCAACGGTATGACTTTGAAGCAGCACATGAGTTGTTGTCAACTTGGAAAGAAAGAAGTCAAGTTGTAACTAACGCAGTGAGAGCAGAGAAGGCTACACGCTCAAATGCAATTAAAGCTGCCTCAACAGGCAGTTACAAAGGTTCTGGAGAGAGTTCTAAGAAAGTATATCGCCGATCTGACATCATCGAACTCATGCAAAGAAACCCTGACCGGTATCAAGCATTGCAACCTGAAATAATGAAAGCATATGCTGAAGGTCGGGTAAAGTAGATTTAAACACAAATAGGAAATTAAAATGGCACTAGGTACAAACCACGTAACGAATACCACCGGCGCGGTATTCATCCCTACTAAGTAATTTTGGGGATGTAAAACCTTTTCTAAATAACTGGAAGGCGGCTGATACCGCTAATCAGAGGGAACACGAAGAACCAAAACGCAATTCAATACTAGGAGGTATTATGAAGCGAGTAAGTTGGAAGTATTTAGCGGGATTGATCGATGGCGAAGGTTGTATAGACTTAGCCACCACTAAAGTTAACGAACAATTCTATATTCAGCCAAGGTTGCGTATAGGAATGGCAGATTCAGCATTATTTTTGTTGGAGATGAATCAACTAAACTTTGGTGGACACTTATCAAGCAGAGAAAGTAAAAATGACAAATGGCAATCGTCCACTACATGGACATTGTCTGGTTATAAAGCTACTTGCCCTGTTTTGCGTAATGTTGTTAATCATCTCATCCTGAAGAAGGAACAAGCTCGATTATGTCTCTGGATGGAGACTAATTTAAAAGGAACAAGGCTAGAGCAAGACACGCTCAACGCTGTTCGAGAAGAGTTTAAGCTAATGAAGCGTGACCCGCACAGACTAAGTGAAAAGGCGCAAGAAAGAATGTTATCTTTCTTGTGATGCTATAGTCGGACATGACGTAATTCATGTTTGGAAATCTGGTCTGACGAGATCATCGCTGCTTACAAGCAGAACCTCGTTATGGCTAACCTCGTCTCTAAGATGTCTTTCAAAGGCAAAAAAGGCGACACATTGCACATTCCAAAGCCAACTCGTGGTTCTGCTGCTATTAAAGCCGCATCAACACAAGTTACTTTGATTGCTGCTACTGAAACTGAAATTCAAGTGTTGGTTAACAAGCACTACGAGTACTCACGTTTGATCGAGGACATCACGGAAGTGCAAGCCTTGTCTTCAATGCGTAAGTTCTACACCGGTGATGCTGGTTATGCTTTGGCTAAACAAGTTGACACCGACTTGGTTCAATTGGGTCGTGGCGCTGCTGGTGGTAACGGCACTGCCGCTTACAATGGCGCTGTGTTGGCTGGTGACGGCTCAACTGCATATGTTGACGGTACTAACGTTGGTAACGCAATCACTGATGCTGGTATTCGCAAGATGATTCAGACATTGGATGATGCTGATGTGCCAATGGACGGTCGTTGCATGGTGTTGCCCCCTGTCGCCCGTAACACTATGATGGGTTTGGCTCGTTTTACTGAGCAAGCCTTTACTGGTGAAGTTGGTGGTGGTAACACTATCCGCAACGGTAAGATTGGTGACGTATACGGCATGACCGTTTATGTGTCTACCAACGCTGACACCGCTACGACTACTACTAGCCGTATTGGTTTGATGTTCCATAAAGAAGCCTTTGTATTGGCTGAGCAACAAGGCGTGCGTAGCCAGACTCAGTACAAGCAAGAGTACTTGGGTACATTGTTCACTTCTGACATGCTTTACGGCGTGAAAGAGTTGCGTGACGAAGCCGCTATTTCTTTTGCACTAGCTGCTTAAGTAATTGACTGGGGATTCTTTAGGGAGTCCCCTTTCTTTATTATCTTGTTAAGGGTAATAAAGAAACTAGGAGATATATGATAACATTTAAATGCATACGAGGTGGGTCTGAAGTGTCCTTCACCTCTAAATACGACATAGAACAAATGCGTAACCATCCTGAGTATGTAGAGGTTAAGCCTATTGTTGAGAAGAAACCTGTAGTAAAGAAACCAACTAAGGAAGAACATGTTATTTAATGGCCCAAAGCATAAGCATGTAAAGTGTGCTATATTTAGAGGTACAGGGGGTAGTGGAGATGCAACTAATGATGCTTCAATCTCCGCCGTTACAGCCCTAACCATTCGTGCAGAGGATGCCCGTGACGCTGCTGCCTCTAGTGCTGGTGCTGCATCTACAAGCGCCTCAGCCGCCGCCGCTAGTGAAGCTGGTGTTGATTCTGACCGCGTAGATGCCGAAGCCGCAGCCTCAGCCGCTGCAGCCTCTCAGACAGCCGCTGCAAGCTCTGCTACCGCTGCCGCTACCTCTGCCACCAATGCAGCTACAAGCGCGTCAGGAGCCTCTACAAGCGCTACAGCAGCCGCTACAGCTAAGACAGCCGCTGAGACGGCTGAGACTAACGCTGAAACAGCTCAGACAGCGGCGGAAACCGCAGAGACGAATGCAGCCAGCTCAGCTTCTGCTGCTTCTACTTCAGCAACTAACGCAAGCAACAGCGCCTCTGCCGCTGCAACCTCTAACACCAATGCAGGTAACAGTGCGACCGCTGCTGCCTCTAGTGCCTCCGCTGCCTCTACAAGCGCCACCAATGCGGCTACCTCAGCAACAAACAGCGCCAACAGCGCCACTGCCTCTGACAGTTCAGCGACAGATGCAGCCGCTTCAGCCGTAACAGCAGCTTCCTACATTCCTGACAACTCAGGCAACAGTGGTAAGTTCTTAACTACTGATGGCTCTGCTAACTCTTGGGCGGCTGTAGATGCCTTACCAAGTCAAACAGGTAACAACGGTAAGTATCTAACAACTGATGGCTCTGCGGCTTCGTGGGCTACGTTAGACACAGATGCCAATAGCACTACAAAAGGTATGTACATTCATGCCAACACAATTACAGCGGACACCACAATAACAACTGGTAACAACGCTATAAGCTCTTGGCCTTTGGTTATTGCTGATGGTGTTACGGTCACAGTTGAAGACGGCTCACGCTGGTCTATCGTTTAAAGGATTTATATGACAATTACATTAAATGGGACAACTGGCATAGACCAATCAAGCATAACTGGCGCTTCTGTCATACCTGTTGGCACAACTGCACAACGCCCCGCTTTGCCTGTTGTTGGTATGGTTCGTTTCAATACTGACTTGAGCTTTCTTGAAGAGTACCGCTCAGGTCGATGGCAGGGGGTGTCTAACGTTTTTTCGGCTACCGGGGGGACGATTACAGAGTTAGGTGGGTATACCATACACACTTTTACGTCTAGCGGAACTTTTACCCCTAACAGCAGTGGTAGTGTTGATTACTTAATAGTTGGTGGTGGTGGTGGCGCTGCTGGCGGTGGTGGTGGCGCTGGAGGTTTTTTATCGGCAGCAGGACATAGTGTTTTAAACCAAACGTATAGTATTGTTATTGGTGCTGGCGGTGCTGGTAATAGCACTTCTACTGGTGCTAATGGAGGCGTGTCTTCTGGTTTAGGTATAACGGCATCTGGTGGTGGCGGTGGTGCTAATTTTTCTAACTCTGGTACAAACGCTGGAGCCAATGGCGCATCTGGTGGCGGTGCTGGTGGTTCTGATACTGGTTATAGTAGTGGTGCTTTCGGATCAGGAATAAATGGACAAGGTAATAATGGTAGCCAAGCGGTATCGCTCAATACACTTCAAGGGCGTGGTGCTGGTGGTGGTGCTGGTGCAGTTGGTGGTAATGCTAGTGTTTCAACTGGTGGTGTAGGTGGTGTTGGTTTAGCTAATTCTTACTCTGGTTCATCTGTTTATTATGCGGGTGGCGGTGGCGGTGGATCAGGTACAAGTAGTAGTTCTGCTGGTGGTAATGGCGGTGGTGGTGCTGGGGGATTAAATGCCGCCACGGGTGGTAATGCTACAGTAAATACAGGCGGTGGTGGTGGCGGTGGCGGTGCTACACAAGTAACTACTGGCGGTGCTGGTGGATCAGGTATTGTAATTATTCGCTACCTAACATAAGGAGAACAGCATGGCACACTTCGCAAAACTAGACAATACAGGCACGGTGACACAGGTCATCGTAGCGGAACAAGACTTTATCAACTCAGGCGCAGTAGGTGATTCATTCCTATGGGTGCAAACCTCGTACAGCAATTCATTCCGCAAAAACTACGCAGGGGTTGGTTATACATACAACCCCGCACTTGATGCATTTATCCCACCTAAACCGTTTGCAAGCTGGCTTCTTAATGAGGACACCTGCTTGTGGGATGCTCCTGTTTTGTACCCAAAAGATGGTAAAACATACAAGTGGGACGAAAACACAACTAATTGGATTGAGGTGACAGATGAGTAAAGTAGCGATAATCGGCAACGCCTCCGGCACAGGTGTTTTTACAGTAGCCAGTCCTAACAGCAATGTTGACCGAGTGCTCACGTTGCCTGATGAGACGGGGACGGTGATTACTACGGCGGGTGTGCCGTCTTCTGCAATGCCAGCAGGTAGTGTGTTGCAGGTTGTTCAAAGTTATACAGCATCAACTACCGCTACCACTTCAGGTACTTATATTGATACAGGGTTAACAGCAACCATTACCCCTATCTCTACTTCTAGTAACATACTTGTTCATATAAACCAGAACGGAGTATCTAAAGCTGCAGGTAATGGGGGTGTTTATGGACAGCTTGTAAGAGACTCAACTGCATTAGCAACCCTAGCAGTAAATGTTGCTTACACGGGCGAAACAACTTGGAATAGAATAGGCTCAGGTTGGGCTTGTAGTTATCTAGATTCTCCAGCAACCACTGCTGCTACAACATATAAAACTCAATTCTACGCATTTAATAGTGTAACTGCTTATGTACAACAGGATGGAGCAACATCTACAATTACTCTTATGGAGATAGCAGGATGATTACAAAAGCAGACGCACTTGTATCTTTACGTCCTAACGCACAATGGGCAATGCGTGGTGACGATATTGAGTGGTTAGACACAGAGCAAACACAACCAACTGACGCAGAGATAGATGCTGAAGTAATTAGATTACAAACTGAGTACGATGCTAAACAGTATGCCCGTAGTCGTGTTACTGAGTATCCACCCATCGGTGACCAGCTAGACGCACTATTCAAAGCAGGTGTATTCCCAGCAGAGATGGCGGCGGTTATTCAAGCTGTAAAAGATAAGTATCCAAAGGAGGCGGTATGACATTTGAACAATGGTTCGCCTCATTAGGTGGTGGCTATGACAGCTACGAAGACTTATTAAAAGAGTGCTGGGAAGCGGCGCAACAACAGGAGACAACTAATGTCTGATTTAAGCGTAAACAGCATACTAGATGCAACCGGCGGTGCTACTACGACCATCAACGGCTTCACGCCTACTATCAGCAACATGGCAGGTAGGAATTTGTTAATTAACGGAGCAATGGGAATCTGGCAACGCGGTACAAGTTTTACAGTATCTACTAGTGAGACCTATACAGTTGATAGGTGGTCTGTTAGAGGTTGCGTTGTATCTCAATCAACTGATGTACCACCTAATGAAGGATTTGAATACTCTTTGTTTTATGATAATGACGGTAGTAGAACGACTATTAATCTACGTCAAAAAATAGAAAACGGTAAGGTGTTACTAACAAACACACCTGTAACATTATCGTTTTGGGCAAAATCATCTGTAAACACTACTATTAATTTTGATTGGACAGACACAAACCATACATCAGTTGCTGTAACTACAAATTGGCAACGTTATGCTATTGCTTTTCCGGCAACAACCATTAACTCGGCTGGTTCTTTTTCTAATTCTGCGTGGATTGACTTTAACTTTGGCGTCGACTACCCAGATATGTACATCACAGGCGTACAGCTAGAGGCCGGAAGCGTAGCGACCCCTTTTGAGCA